TGGTACTTCTCAACACAACACAGGTAATGCTGTAGACTTACAGTTCTCTGGTATTCCTAAGAGCTCTTATTATGATATTGCTATTTGGATAAGTGAAAATGTTCCACATGACCAACTATTGTTAGAATACAAAAATACAGGAAGTGGGAATCCTTGGATTCACATTTCATTAAAAGAAAGCGGTAACAGAGCGCAAGTTATGACCTTCCACAATCACAGAAGATACGGTGAAGCTGGTAAGTTGTATAATCTTGCGTAGGAGAGAGTATGCCAGCAATTAGTCGAGTGGGATTAGATACGCATGTTGGACATGCATCCCCCACACCAAACCCTTTTCACCAAACTCCTTATGCGGTTGGTTCTCCAAACGTGAACTGTAACGGAGCTGCGGTTGTTAGAATCGGTGACACTACAGGTTGTGGTGACCCAGCGGTAGGTGGAAGTGGTACGGTTAAGGTTAATGGTATAGGTGTACACAGGGTAGGCGATGGTACTGGTGGACATGGAAGTTGGGTGCCGAATGCATCTGCTTCTGGTTCTGGTAATACCTCGGCTGGTGGATAAATTAATATAAGGAAATCAAATGTGGTATACATTGATAGCAACAATAGTCGTATTAAATGCGGCAATAACTTATGAGGACGTAATCAATGATTCTGCTCCAGCGCAGTTTATACAAAGTATAAACTTTGAGCTTGCGGATGACAGGTGGGTATGGGCTCCGATAGTTAAGACATAAAGGGGTAAGGTATGTACGAGTATAGATGTAAAGTAGTAAAGATAGTGGACGGCGACACAGTTGATGTAGATATCGACTTGGGTTTCGGTGTGTGGTTGAAGAAAGAACGTATTCGTATGTTTGGAATTGACACACCAGAAAGTCGTACAAGGGCTTTGGACCACAAGAACTATGGATTGATGGCAAAGGATTATATCACTAAGTTATTGGATGATGAAGGTGGTATTGTTCTCAAAACAAGAAAGGATGCAGAAGGTAAGTATGGACGTATCCTTGGAGAGTTATGGAGAACTACAGACTTTGCTGATACATCAATTAATGACTTAATGATTAAGAATCATCATGCAGTGAGTTACCACGGTCAATCGAAAGAAGATATCGCAGAACAGCATATTAAGAATCGTGACTTGGTAGTTCCGTTATAAATAACTGTAGGAGAATACTATGGCAGTTAACATTAGCAGAAGCACAAACATTTTCAAAGACATTAGCTTGTCCTTTGCAAAGCATCCTGTTACTGGCGATATCGCTAGACTGTCAGACGTTGACGCAGTTAAGAGAAGTGTAAGGAATCTGATTAATACAAATTTCTATGAAAGACCGTTTCATCCAGAGATTGGTTCAGACATTCGTGCTACATTGTTTGAACCTGTCTCACCCTCAACTGCAAATCTACTTGCAAGACATGTAGAAGATTGTATAACAAACTTTGAACCTAGAGCAGAACTGTCGAATGTAATTGTTAGAGGTGATATCGATCAAAATCGTTATGAAGTAACCATAGAGTTTTATGTGGCTAACAGTCCAGCAGAACTACAGGCATTGGATATATTTTTAGAGAGACTAAGATAAATGGCAACAAAATTACAAGTCACTGAGTTGGACTTTGATGATATCAAAAACAATCTCAAGACATACATGAAAAACCAAACAGAGTTTACGGACTACAATTTTGAAGGTTCGGGACTCTCTACTATCATCGACTTACTTGCATACAATACGCATTACTTAGCGATGAATGCAAACATGGCAGTCAATGAAGCATTCTTGGATACTGCAACCCTACGTTCTTCGGTAGTCTCTCACGCAAAGACTTTGGGTTATACTCCACGTTCTGCAAGAGCGCCAATTGCTTATGTTGATGTAACACTTAATTCTTTTACAGGTGGTTCAGCAACAATCGCAAAGGGAACTAAGTTTACTACAAAGGTAGATGGTTCAACATATGGATTCGTTGTGAATGCAGCTCAAACTGTTTCACCTGTAAACGGTATTACACGTTTTGTTAATCTACCAATCTATGAAGGTACACTAGTTACTGCAAAGTATACTGTAGATAGTGCGAACCTTGAGAAGAAATATATGATTACAGATGCTCGTGCAGACACAACAACATTAAAAGTTTCGGTACAGAATTCTGTATCAGATGTTACGACAACAACTTATACTCTTGCAACTGATATATCACAAGTTACTAAAACATCAAATGTATATTTCTTACAAGAGATTGAAGATGGAAAGTTTGAGGTTTACTTTGGAGATGGTGTTGTTGGTAGCAAACCAAGTGATGGTAATATTGTTAGTTTAGAATATATTGTCACAAACAAAGATAAAGCAAATGGTGCAAGTGTATTCAGTGGTACTAGTGTTGCTGGTGAATCTGATGTTACAGTTGCAACTCTTGTATCTGCATCTGGTGGTGCAGAACCAGAAACTATTCAATCAATTAAATATAATGCTCCTTTGGATTATTCATCACAAGGTAGAGCAGTAACAACTCAAGATTACAAAACAATTGTACCACAAGTATATGCTGACACAAAAGCAATTCAAGTGTGGGGTGGTGAAGATAATAACCCACCAAGATATGGACAAGTATATCTTGCAATTAAAACAAACTCTGGTGTGAACTTAACACAAGGACAAAAAGATAGTATTGTTAAACTATTAGATGGTTATAATATTGCATCTGTTCGTCCAACTATTGTTGACCCAGAAACAACAAAGATACGTTTGAATACAGCTATTAAGTTTGATACCAAGTCAACTACAAAGACTGCAACAACAATCGAAACTGATGTAACAAATGTAATAACAAATTATAACACAAGTGACTTAGAACAGTTTGATGGTATCTTTAGATTTTCAAAACTATCACGTTTAATTGATAATGCAGATTCATCTATTCTTTCAAATATCACAACATTGAAATTTGAAAAAACAATCACTCCTGTTCTTAATACACCATCACAATACATATTAGATTTTTCTAATGCACTATACAATCCTCACAGTGGACACAACTCTGCGATGGGTGGTATTGTGCAGTCTACTGGTTTTACTATTGCTGGTAATTCAAATACAATATTTCTTGACGATGATGGTGCTGGGAATATTAGAACTTATTATGTAGTGGGTGGTACTACAAGAACATATATTAGTTCCACAGCAGGAACTATTGACTATGCAAATGGATTAATTACTATACCATCATTGACTATTACTGGAACTTCAAATTCAAATGGAACAGTGCAACTTGTAACTCAACCAAAATCAAATGATATTGTCCCTGTAAGAAATCAACTATTGGAAATAGATTTTACAAATATAACGGTAACTGCTGAAGTAGATACTATTGAGTCTGGTGGTTCATCTGCTGGAACTGGATACTCTACTACTTCTTCATATTAAGGTTTAATAAATGTCGGGGAATCATCCTACATTAAAGAATAAGGTATCACCTCACTTAGAGTCACAACTTCCAGACTTTGTTCGGGAAGACCACGCCCTCTTTTCTTTATTTCTAAAATACTATTATGAGTTTCTTGAAGCTGGTGAATTAACTCTCACTGGTTCTAATGATTATGTCATTGAGGAAACTCTTACAAAAAACTTTGTCTTGGATGAGACAGGGGAAAAGATTGTACTTGAAGAATCTGCTGGAAAGTTTATTGCTGGTGAAACTATTGTCGGTGCAACAAGTAAAGCAACCGCAAGGGTTCTTGTGGATGACTTCGATACAAACAACAGACTATTCATAACATCCCAACAATTATTTGAAACAGGAGAAACGGTTACAGGTTCTACTAGTGGAGCAACGTCTACAGTATCATCTTATCGTGCAAACCCTGTACAGAACATTCAACAACTTTTAGAATATGCAGATGTTGACAATACAGTATATTCTTTCCTTGATAAATTTAGAGACTCCTTTATGGAGGCAATGCCTAATACCGTTGCAGATGGTTTATCAAAAAGAAAGTTAATTAAAAATATTAAAGACATGTACGCTGCAAAGGGTACAGAAAAAGGACACAAACTATTCTTCCGTATTCTCTTTGATGAGGAAGCAACTATTACTTATCCTAGAGATAATCTACTTCGTCCATCTGATGGTAAGTGGACTACAGATAAAGTTATTCGTATTGTAGAAACAGGAACATCTGATTTTAACAATGCAGTTGGTGAGACTATCACTGGTGGCACATCTGGTGCAACAGCAATCATTGCAACAGTTATTAAATTTAGAGAAGGTGCGATTCAAATTGCTGAATTAAATCTTGATGCAAACTCTGTTGTTGGTACATTCCAAGCAGGTGAAGTTGGTACTACTATTGATACAAATCTTGACTTAGAAATATCTGGTGAGATAAAAAGTATTGTTGTTGAGGGTACAGTATCTACAGGGGGTGCATATTATAATACTGCTGACCCTGTAACTGTTAGTGGTGGTGATGGAAATAACGCTGCAACAGCTCGTGTTGAATCAGCAGGCGCTGGTTCTATTGACGAAATATTAATTGAGAGTGGTGGTACAGATTACACTGCTGGTGAAGAACTAGTATTCAATGTTGATAATACTGAAGGTAAAGACATTCGTGCAAAGATTGCTGTAGTCGGTGGTGGATTTAATCTAGAACAAGCAACTGCTCCAGACCACTTTATATCTGAAGATGGCGACTTAATTGTTACAGAAGATAGATTCTATTTAAACCAAGAAGAAACAGTTGGTGAATTAGACCATCTCGTAATGGAAGATGGTGGACAGATTGTTATTGAAACACAAACATTCACAGATTTAAGTGTTGCATCTGAAGCAGGTGAAATAACTAAAATTGAAATGATTAATAAAGGTAACGGTTTTATACAACTACCTTTAGTATCTGATAGTGCAACCACATCTGGTAGCGGTTCAAGTTTATTTGCTGCATCAACCCAGACTCCAATGGTTGGACATGTAGAAGGAATATCTATTACAAACTTTGGTTTGGATTATTCATCTGCACCAACCTTTGTTTTAAATAGAAATATTCTAGTAGAAAATGTTTCTGGTAATTTTACTGCTGGTGATACACTGGTAAGTCACTCTGGTACAGTTGTAGGATTTCAACCATCAACTCATATTCTAGAACTTGAAACAAGTGTTGACTTTAATAGAGGAGATGTTATCACATCTATTACTGGTGCAACTGCAACAGTCTTTCAGTCTACACATTCAGAAGCGACTTCTAGGATTGGAACAGTTGGACAGACGGTTGGTAACTTTGTAAACGACCAAGGTAAAGTATCTGAATCTGAAATGAAGGTTCAAGATTCTAATTACTACCAAGACTATTCTTATGTTGTTCGTATTGGACAATCAATTAATGAGTGGAGAGAATCGGTAAGACGTTCTGTACACCCAGCTGGTTGGAATGTCTTTGGTGAGGTTTCATTCTCTACTCTTATATCTGCAACTATTCAAAACCCAACAGCTGGTTCTGTTGGAGATTACATTGGTGATGATACATACTCACCAGAACTTGCATCTACATTTACTAATCTATTCACGACAATATTCGGTAGACGTTTAGGAACTATAGATGATTCAACTGCAAGAGTCAATGCTGGTGTTGGTGTCCCAGAACCTTCGGACTTGACAAGTGGACAAAGAGATGTTACATTACATAGAGATGTTACCGTTGTTTTAAGAACAAATCGTGGTTCTCATGCAACTGGTAATATGCTAGCAAATCTTCCTAAGTATGCATTTGCAGTTCCCCCAATTGATAGTGCATCTGAACTTGCACACTATCCAGGCTTAAGTAGAAGTGTAACACAGTCTACAAATGAGACTCGTGATTTATATACTATTGACCAATGGGGTACATATAGAATCGACCAAGTATCAATAAAAGGTATTAATGGAAATGAATTTGATGGTAATACCACAATGGATTCTACTACTGCCGCTTTTGATGAGGTGGATAAATATGTGATACCAGATAGTGCGTTCACCACAAGGGTAAATGTACCGCCCCCTAGTGAAATAATTGTTACATCTAGTGGTACGAGGTTCAGTTCCAACAACGTGGAATTTGATGATAATGTAAGAACTTTTGATACAGCATAACTGAAAAAGTCTTATAAATAATAGAAAGAAATTAAAGGAAAACTAACATGGCATATCAAGCATTAGGATTAGGTACTACCGCCAATGACGGTACTGGTGATTCTTTACGCACTGGTGGTGACAAAA